CTTGACGCCAGGTGTCGCCACGATCTGATTCGTCGTGTTCGTCGCCGCCCTGATGTCCGCTCGGCGCTCCCCAAATGGATTCACCTGATACATCGCCAACTGGCACGCCCACTCGAACGGGGTGTGTTCGTTCTTAATGTTCCACCAATCGAAACGACCACAGGAACGAGCGAGATCCGCACAGAAGCGGGCCTCCTCGTCCCTCATCAGTTTTTTACGATAGCTTCCATCTGGACTGATGACGGTTCGTTCGAGATCTGGAAAATCTTTTTGATGATCTGTTCGCGAACATCCGGCCCTATTTCACTGATCAGCCCTAGCACTCGCGAGCCGAAATCAAATGCTGATTCATCCGCCGCCTTTGTGAATTCAGGCTCCCCACCATCGGAGACGACAGCCATGCCAATCATGTAGCCGACCGACTCTTCTTTGTCTTTGAACTCCTGAACGGCTTCGCGGTGTTCATTGCGAACCGCCCGCAAATGAATCGTTTCTCCGTTCACCATTTTGAGCGGATAAAACGCCCGCTTGTTGATCCGTTCAATGATCGAAAGAGCCATCAGATTTCCTCTGCTTCGCCTTCAGCCTTTGCCGCTTGATACGCTTCCCAGTTCGGCCCCGGAATTGGCTTCAGTTCTTTGTCGTAGCCGGTGATGACGCCAGCGCGGTACAACTCACGATCATTTTCGTTGTTGATGCCAAGCGTGTTCATCTTGTATTCAATTTGCTGCTTCGCAATCTGATCGTCAGACAGCCCTGCAGCGACTGCACATTCATCGTCAGCCGGTGAACACTGCCCCGTGCGGCACATTAGTACCGCTTGATCACCTTCAAAGATCGTGCCAGCTGGCAAATATGGAATCGGTACGACCTTGCCTATATTATCTTTGCCAAAGCGGTTTTGAATGTGTGGATGCAAATACGATGGCAGTGTTTTTGGATTGACAAACTGCTCTAAAACGAGTCGTGCCTTCATTACGTAGGCGCTCCTGATGTCTGGATTGTAAGTGAAGAACTCAGGCCATCTGCCGGAGCTGCAGTAGTATCGATTCCGAATCCGACGCCAACGTAGATTTCTGACAGTGGCGTTGCGTCGGCGTATGTGATTTTGAAGTTTGTGTCGACAGGTGCGTAGCATTTCGCAATGAACGCAGCATGGACAGTGTCATCTGGATCACGGAAGATTTCGGCGTTGATTGTTGCCACCTGCACATAGCCGGTCTGAGAGTGAGCAATTGCAGCAGCACCATCGAGAACTTTGTATTCCCACGTTTCTGACTGAATGCCAGTCAGTGAAACACTCTTGAGCCCAGTGATTGCCGTGTAGGTGCCGCTGATATCCATCAGCAACGCGGTGCCCTTCGATTTAACCTTGTTTGCCATCTCACGTTATCCTTTGAAGTTTCTTGACTTCTTTTTCGAGCTGAAGTGCACCACGTTTGACCATCTCGGCTTTGACTTGGCCCTGAGATTTCGCATAAGCAATTCGAGCCAGCCCCGGCTGCATCGCTGGCATGATTCCGCGATTCATGACCGGCTTTGGCCTGTTGCCTCGCTTCGCCCTACCCTTGCCTGTCCCAGTGAATCGTTGCTTTGTTCCAGCGACCCACCAGTGAATATTGTTTGCATCAATTCCGACGCCGCCCCTGCGGTTGCCTTTGCGGTTCAGAATCTTTGCCTTCTTCGACTTCTTACCAACTCCAAACCCGACTTTTGCAGTGATTTCAAACTTGCCTTTTTTGAACCGGCTCTTGACGGCTTTTCGCCCCAACTTTACCTGCGGATCAACCTCCGCTTTCATCTGCTTTCCGATAGCATTCAGCCCGCCACGAATGGCCGATCTCATCACCGCGACTTTGCCAGATTGCTTCAGCAATTCCATTCGCTTTAGGATTGCGTCAAGCCCGTCGATGCTAGCCGTCACGCGCTGGCCTCGACTTCCACCCGCATCAGCATCGAAGCCACAAATAGCCCCGACTGCTTCAGAATCATTTTGTTCGGAACCTCTTTCGGGTCCATGTCACATTCCCAAACTTTGACCCGCCCGTTCGACGAATTAAAGTTGTTGACTCGCTGCCATATCTGCCGCACGATTAACTTCACCGCGTCGATGTCGTCTTGCGTCGGTGTTCGTTTCCGAATCCAGACGCGAATCATGTGAGACGTTCTATCTTCCACGTCCAGCGTTTCATTGAGTTGCTCTTCTTCTTCCTGAACGACATCGACGCGAAGATCCGGAATGTCTTCCAGTTCGTCGTCGAGCGTCTCGCTGTAGGTCGCCGTAACCGACAATTCGTAAGCCGTGCCGCCGTTGATCTGCTCAACAATTGCGGACATTGCTTCGGTTGACGGTGACTGAGTAACGGCCATCACCTCACCTGCTTCGCGTGAATCCGAGTCATTTGTAGACTGATACGCCGGAACACTTTTTCAGATGTCGTCGGCTGCACTTCGAATCGATCCGCACCCGAGATAATCAAGTCGCCCTTTTCTGGCGGGTCATATGGCAGGGCCGAAGTAAGGCCGATGAAGTCGACCGGCCTCACCTCGATTGTTTGCCCGTTGCCTGCGTCCATGAACATCGACTGCTGAGAACTCTTTCGGAGAGTGATTGTCGTTGAGACTGAGCCGCGACGATAAACGAAAGACCCGCCCGCTTCCGTGAGCAGGTCTTCCGTCATCTCTCCGATTGCGTCGTCGAAGTCGCTCATCGATTAGCTTGCCACCAATGGGAGCGTGTACCACTGCGTTGCCGATGTGGCGACGAAGGTCAAAGGCATCGCCCCGGTTGTCATGCTCAATGCAGCACTGGCCGACAGTGCGTTGATTGTTCCGCCTGTCTTTGGCCACACCTTGAGAACGCCAGCAGTGACGCCTTTTACGATGACCTGCATTCCCGGAACTGCTGTGGGAAGAATTACGCCCTTTGTTCCGTCCGCACCAGTAACCACGTTAATGCCTTGGCATAGCTGAGCAGCGTCACCAATAACTGAACCGGCTGCAGTGACGGAACTCACTGCCATTAGGTTCGTGAATGCGTTCAGCATCACCACACCATAATCATCACCGCTTGCTGCTGTTTCGACACATTCGCCAGCGTATGTGCCGACGCCGAGTTGATTGGCTGCACCTGTGCCAGCCGTTCCGCTGTCAGGATCGCCAGTTGGATTCCAGTGGACCGGCAATCCCCGAACCCAAGCGGCTGTCGTCTTAGGCAGCTTAAACAGCCCCTCAACGGCCAGTGAACCTTGATCGTTTGCCGCGATGTCGGTGATTGCAACGCCGACAATTCCGTTCAGGACAATCACGTCCCCGCCAGTGACTGCACTAGATGGCGTGTAGTCGATGGCACATTCGTCTGAGTATGTTTTCGCCGGTACTTGCGGCATGTTCGTGACCTCCAAAATTCCTGTTCAAAAGTGGCCCGCCGGAACAACTCCGGCAGGCTCATGTCGTCATTGTCACGAAGTGACTACGCTGCACCTTTGCTCATGAGAGCGTTTAGGTATCCGTCACCAAGGTCACAACCAAAGTCGTGATAGCCACGGAACTGAATGCCAAGCTGATTGAAGTCTGCATCAGCAGATTCGACCGTTGGCGTTTCCTGACCGTTCAGGAAGCTCACGACAACTGGCGTACCCTGTGACTTGTCGCCGAGCAGATACCATGCTGTGGTTGAGTATCCGCTGATCGACGAATCAGAAAGCTGATTGGCGACGATCGGCGTGTACTTGTTTGCGAATGTGTTGACATCCGAAACCTTGACAGCCGCAATGTTGCGTGCTCCATAAAGAGCGTCTGCAACGGTTTCAAGCTCTGGCGGAACAAGCAAGAACTTTGCAGTCCCTGACAGCCGCTTTGCCCCGTCTGCTGATGAAGTCGTTCGCTGACGCCAAGCCTTCTGACCGAGACCCAGGCCAACGCCATCAGTCCCGAGGTTAGTCGTCGACCCGCTAATGTAGTTGGTTCGAGTTGCCGTGAAGATGGTCGCAAGGTTGCCCAAGAACGTTGACCAAAACAGATCGTTGAGCTTCATGGCCCCGCCGCGACCAATACGATTACGAAGATCGTCGAACGCCGACAGATCATCGTTGATGATGTCCTGTCGTGTCAGGCTTGCCATCTTCGCGTAGGTGTCGACCGAGCGAGTGAAAGACTCTTCGCTCAGCGTGCCGTGCTTCATCACACCACCGGGGCCGAGCTTGTCATAGGACATATCGTCAAGCAGGCGGTAGCTCGTGACGGTTTTGAAGTCGCTGACGGTCTTCGTCTGAGCAATTTCCTTCCAAACCATATCCTCCTCCATGTAACCCTGTAGCAACTCTTTGTTCGCTACATTCGACAGGATGCCCGGAAGACTGATCGCCGTAAACGCTGCACTCACGGTTCGCCCGTCTGGACAAGCGTAACCGAGCACTTCGCGGATGTTTCCGGTTGTGATCTTCAGCCCGGCGGACATTGGCATTCCGTTGGCGGCGGCAGCCATCAGCATGATCTGCTGAAGACCGGCACCACGGCGGAACTGAGAATGCGCAGCCTGCAGAGTCTTGTCGTCAAACTGCTTTTCGGTGTCTTTGATTCCGCGTGTTGAGCACAACGCGGCTTCAAGAACCAAAGGCATCAGTTCAGGTGCATTCTGGGCCGTTCCGAATGATGTCGGACGAGTCTTGCCTGACGCCATTGAGGCCTTAATGACTTCCAGTTCAACCTTCTCGATTGACCAGTCCTGTTCAATTGCTGTTGCAGCAATCATTGGATGGCCAGCCGCCTTCGCCTGGATCTCTGCTGACTTGCGGAACTGAGCAGCGATCTGCTTTCGTCCTTCCGTCAATGATGCTGTCAGGTCAAGCATGGCCTGAGCAACAGCGGTTGGCAGTGCGGGCGAGGATGCTGGAGCAACAGGAGCGGCCATCACTGGCGCGGCTGGTGCCTGAGTTGCCGAGAAACTGGTCTGCAGAGCAGCGGCAGCTTCTGGCGTTAGAGTGGCGGCATCAAGCCCCAAACTCTTGCAATAATCTTCGAACGACATAGCTGCCGATCCTTTCAAAAACCGGCGAGCGGATGCTGCCAGATTCACTGAAGTTGTCGAGTCCGCCCCCATTGGGAGAACCGACGTTTCACGAAGCACGGAACGCCGTGCGATCACAACAGGCCCTGTGAAGGTCTGCCCGTTTGCTGTTGCCGTTTGACCGGCTGGAATGTCTTCTGATTCGATGACCATCGCGCCAATTGACGCCTGCCATGTGTGACCGGCTGCTGCTTGTGCAAGGACTTGCTGAGCAAGTGCTGACTGCCCCGTAACCGCGCCAGCAAGCGTCAGTTTCGTGCCGTCGTTATGGATGTTGTCAGTCAGTCCGAGGGTTGCTTCAACGCTTTTTTTGTGGTCGATCAGGATTGGAATTGATCCAGGCAATTCGAGGCCCGCAAGATCCACCACGACAGGATGCGGAAAGCCGTCGACCGGAAGTGTTCCGCCTGAGTAGGCAAGGATTGAAAACCGTTTCGGCTTGCCTGCTCCGTTCGCTTTGAGGCGAAGGAATGCTGTGATGCTTACTGGCTTCATAATCCCGCCTCCTTCATTCGCTGCTGAAACTTCTTCTCAGCTTCCGCTTTTTTGGCGGCATACTTTTGAGCGATCGCGGTTTTCTTTTCGTCAGCTTTTTTTATAATCTCCGCTTTTTGTCTGTCGAGATCAGCCGACTTTTGACGCAACGCAGTTATGGTCGGATCGCTTTCAATATCTCTGGCCATTGCCGTGTCTAGGTTTTGCCGAGCCGTCGCGATTTCTCTTTGAGACTCCGCGACAGCCTTATCTGATTGCTTTTGCGTAGGAAATGACTTCCCCTTTTCAGACGATGCCGAACCGCCACCTTGAGGCCCGCTACCAGGGCCTCCCGATTCAATTGCTAACGCGGCTCGCAGCATTCCTCTTGCAATAAGGTCGGTCATACCGCAACCTCCTGAACCGTCGCATCTTCGACGCTGCCATCCATCGCGTCCGTGATCAGTGCCGTGATGCGATCCGGAGCAAGCCCGATCGACGCCAGCGTTTGTTCGGTCATGACTTGCGACATTGAACCGCTCGAAAACTGATCCAGTGCCGACTTGATCCGCTTTTGATTGTTCGAGAATGCCCGCTGCCCAATCGTCGTGTACTCACCCTGTGGCAACGCGCCCTGAGCCTGCTGGCCCGGCATTGCTGCTGGTGGCTGACCCGGAACAATGCCGAACGTAATCGCAAACAAAGCCTGCTTGTAAGTCTCCACAGGAACACCGAAATCCGATGCGGCCCGGGCGCACTCAGTGTCCCAGTCCTGTCCGCGTCTTGCATGTTCCTGTGTCGGAGTCGACAGCCCTGACTTCAATCGAATTGCAGCGGCGTTCGCTGAGTCCACTGCGTCAAGTTCTGGAAGTGGTGGCCAATGCCAGCGATGATCAATCTGGTTGATTGACGGGAGACCATCGAGCAGACCCGGAACGTAGATCGCCGATTCAAGAAACCATCGGAAAACTGGTTCGATGATTGACCATTCAATCCGGCTTTGCTCACACTGAACTTCAGGCTCCCACACATTTTTCATGTCGCCTTTGAAGCTGGAAAAGTTTGCGTCTTTGCCAGTGCCTGCTGCCAGCGTGTACGGCATGTTGGTACAACGGCTGAAGCTCTGTAGGGCCTGCCGTTGGAACATTTCGTAGAGTGGCCCAGGCTGCTTCGGCTCGACTTGTCCGATCTCCCAACCGGCCGGAAGAGTCGTCAGCATGTTGCGAGTCAACTCAATCTCAGCAAAGTCGGCTGGCGACGATGACGGATCGAGACTCGGTGAATTGCTCTTGAGGTACATCGCAAAATTGGCAGCGGTCTCGGCAGAGTACAGGGTGGCCAGCTCCTGCCGTCGCATGATTGGCAGCGTCTGGAGTGCTGGCGTTGCTCGCGGGATTCCTCGCGTCTGCCCCGGACGATCAGCCCGGAACAGGTGCAAGACCTCTTTTGATGAGTACCAATCACCGTCCATCGTCGACAGCGGAACGTTGCCGCCCGGATGGTGGTTGTAAACGTAAACCTCTAGCTCGTTCGTCGATCTGTCAAACCGGATGCCGTCGTCAATGAACGGATCGTTGTAAACTGACGACGCCCAAGGATTTGCGACTTGATCGGTTTCAATCGTGCGGATGTCGAGAGTCAGCGGCCAGTTTTGCGGCCGGTCGGCTCGCATCACAAAGACTTCGCCGTCTCGCCAGTATGCCTCACAAATTGTGCGGAGCATGTCGGCAAGATCGATCTTCGTTGCCCATTGCCGCCACGCTTTTTCAATCCGTGCGTTTGCTTCGGGCGATTCTGTCAGCAACTGCAATCGTGGGCCATTGCCAACGATATGGTTCACCGCTGTACGAAGGATACCGGCATACCACGAGTTATTTTCGGCCTCATATCGTGAGCGAATGCGAACGACGCGACGAACAGCAGCAGACATTGCGGCACGAGCGGAAAGCCCGTCAGCAGCAGCCCAGTGCTTGCGGTTGTCGGTTGTGGTTTGCGCGAGGTCGAACTTTGCGTTGACCTCAATCGGCTTGTGTTTCTTGCGGGTGAATGGCCACATAATTAGTGGCCCCCCGGTGCGACGATCTTGGAGACCATCCCGCGAACGGTTGCCCCCATGTCGGCAGTTGCAGCTTTGGCCGCAAGATGCTTTTCGTATTCCATCAACTCCGTGAGCGACCGACGTGAAACAGTCACACCATCATTGCTGACGGTCTGAGCCTTCAACGCTTCGGCAGCGAGTTGATCGGAAATTGCTGACACTGATGAACCTCGTGAAACCTAGTTATGGTTTGACTTTGGTGAGTGTCGATTAGATGTCAGCAGTTGTCGATAGGCTGGGCGGCGCTAATGCCATTCACTCGCACGGACCCGAAAACGTTCCTTTACCGTAACCCGCGATCACCCTTTCCATCGTCTTGTTTAGCTCACCACATTCAGAGCACCGACGCTCTCGAATAATCATTCCCGCGGTCTTCCTGGTGTGTGCGACGTTCGGCAATTCCCCGCCGCACTTATCGCACTTCAGCCCGCTTCCCGGCAGTTTGAACTCACCCACGTCGCGCCCCTCCTGGTAGTGCGAACGCCCTGATCTCTTTTTTTGTTCCGCTATCGCCATTCAGCTTGCATCCTAAAACAGAGGCTCCCACGAGACACCCAACGAAGGTGTCCCACCAGTCATTATCACGCCCAACGTTCTGCGCCCACACGATCGACTTTGCACCGTCGATCGCCTTTTCCTTGGGAGTCTCGGCCGTAAAGTGTTCGGCCAAAAGTCTGTTGCTTCGTTCCTCGGTGCCAGGCAAAACGATTGCCGAAGGAGCACCGACCGCCGTCAACAGTCGTCGACTGGCGAAACTCTTCATCAGGTTTGCGTCGAATTGAACGTGGGTTGGCGTGTCCGATCGTCGCTCAATCCATCCAGTTCCTGACTTGTCCCGAACCGGATCGCCCCATAAATGGATCGGCTTTCGGCCGGCAGCGATGGCAAACCCCTTCGACGGCCGCATTCGTGATCGTTCTTTGCTCGCCTGAATCTGCGAACGAATCAGCGGCATCTGCCCGCCGTCCGACCAGTCCTTGAGCAGAATGTCGAGATCCGGGAAGTCTGCGAATAGTTCCGCCTCAAACTGATTGTGAGCGTGAACGAAAGCCTCCTCCCATGATTTGCCCGGAAGTTCCTGCCCGATCGTGCGAACGAGATCCGACTTGTAAAAGATCGGTCTGCCCTGATCTGGCCACGTTCGGTAATCGACGACAGCCCCGCTGAAATCTGAATTGACGGAAAGCACCATACCCCACAAGACTTGATCTGATGAGTCGATGAACGCGGTCAAATAGCTGGATTCCTCCGGCATTGACCCGCGAGGCACGTTCGACAGCCGATTCATCAGCGTTTGTGAATCCAGCTTCAGCCCGCTTGTGTTGACCGGCGCGTCGCCCTCCTGCTGGATCTCCTTCCGGAAGAACTCCGGATCAAGTGCCCTGATGGTCATCAACGATTGCAGGGCGGACAGTTCCTCCGGCAACTTATCGTGTTCCCACGCAATCACGCCGCCCGCATCCATCGCGGCCCGATTCTGTACATAGAATTCCTGAGCGAGCTTCTTACCCTCGTCCGGTGTTGCTCCCTGTCCGAGCTTCGCGGCGTAGGAATCCCACAGGTCCATTCTGTCAGGCATTCGCAGGACGGACGGATAAACCTTGCCGTGCCAGTCTTTGTGCCGTTCTCTATTTAAGAATCGGATTGTCAGGTCATCCGGTTCACGGACAGTGCAAACCATGATCTGAGCCATCTTCTGCCCGAGGCCAGCAAGCCCCCCAAATGTTTTTGTAATCCGGTCTTCAAGCTGTTCGGTCTGCGATGGAGACAACGCCGTCTGTGGCGTCTGAACGTCATCGAATGCAAGCAGGTCTGGACGGATCGTGACACCGAACCGATCGACATAAGACAGCCCGGAAACGTCTGTCGAGTTGACCGAATAGGGGGCGATATGACACTGACACGATGGTGCGTCATGGATGTCGGGAAAAACAATTCGACCCCGTTCATCCTTGTGGCTCAGCGTCAACGGCCGACCATTTAGCCTGAACTGGCGTTTTGGTTGCCGGAGCTTCAAAAGCAATGGAGTCAACTCCGGATAGTCATCCAGCAACGTCGGCGATGATGCCAGCAGGCTGAAGAAGTTTTCTCTGTGCTCGTTCGCCTTGTCATCGGTGGCCCCGATCAAAACAGGGAACTTTCGATGTCCGTTGACCGCTGCCCATATCGTTGCAACTCGGGCACATGTCGACTTCAACCCACCGCGCCGAACCGCGTGAGCTTCTTTCCCGCCTGCGAAAATTACCTCTTGGAAACGATCCATCATTGCCCGCTGGTAAGGAGCCCACGGAAGGTAAAACGTCGGCTTGAAGTAGGTTTCTGCAAACAGAAGATTGTCGGCCGCACAGCGTTCTCGGCGTTGTGGGTTCACAACATCAGGCAGCGGCCCGATCTCTTGGGATGCTGCTGTCTTTGCGTTAATGATTTCTGCGTTGCGTGCTGAGCGAGCTGCGGCATAGTCGGCACCTGATCCGGATTGACCACCGCCAGCGATCTGCCGGATGACGTTATCGATTTGATCCGCTGGAATCCGAGACCAAAACACTTCCATTTCGGAATCGTTCAGCGATAGCAAGTGCTCGATTTCGTCGCTCGTCAGTTCGATTGTCAACATTCACTCCGACATTGACCACGGTCTGTGATTGCTGCTTAGGATTGTTTCGCCTGATTGCTTCAAGTTCGTCCCGCTGATTCATTGCTGCCATTGCTCTAAGTGCGTTCCCCGCCGCGATTGCGTTCTTGTCTGCCGTCGCTTCGCAGTCAAAAACGCCGTCCTTGGTCGCAATCTGGACAGTGGTTTTCTCCGTGATGCTTGCCAGCCGCCTGACGAGTTTTTTCGCAATTGTCTGCGTGATTGGAAAACGCTTTTCAACTGCCGCGATAATCATTGTGGCATCTGACTTCACCTGGTCATCAGACCGCAAAAGCGCAGTCCCACCATCCCGCATCTTAGCGGCTTCCGTGCCATGCTTGCGGGCTTCACTTCGTTTTCGCTTTTGCGCCCTGCTCGGCATTCGTTGGCCCCGGCAAACAAAACTATCTGTTAAATTGTG